GTATTACTACAAGAGTACCAATGTCAATTATTTCAAACAACTGTGTCCTTAAATCTGAACCAATATCAGAATTAAAGAATCTTTCAGAGGGAATTGTTTCAACTAAATTTCTGATAGAGCGATTTATAGCCCTCTCATTAGTTAAAACTTGTAGGTCATTAGTTACTGGATGAGGTTCAAAAAATAAAGATATGTCTTTAAATCCTCTTGATACTTTAGTTGCCATGTTGGCACTCTATTTTTTCTTATTTATTTATCACAGTGTACCATATGTTGGTTCAGTTCCATATTCCCAATCATCATAATCCTCATCATTTCTAATTTTTTGGTGCAATTTCGATTGTTCCGACAAATTATGGCGATTTCCAAGGTCATCGTGCATAATTTCTTGAAGAACTTGTGGTTTTTTAGTATTTTCAGACCAGTAATCTGTAACTAATTTACTTGTTCCCCACATTTCATGCATATAATTAGCATTTCTATCTGGATTTGGGTTCATTGCCATCTGTTTTCTCCTTTTTGAGGTTGAACAGAACTTTTAGAGGGGTTGCTATCCCTTACTATTTAACTATTTTATAATACATTTCTTCAGACCACAGTTTATAATAGTCTGTTTTATGTAATTTTTCTCTAAATTTAAGTAATTTTTGCTTTTCTTGAACAATTACTAGGTTAAATTCTCCACAATTTGTTTGAATTTCATTAATAAATGTTGGGTCGTCCTTATGGTCGTCTAAAAATATGTAATTTTTATGAATTTTATTCATTTTTTCACAAAAATTGATTAATTCATCTAATGTTATATTATCACTTACAACAAAAATAGCGACCTCAATGCCATTTAATGGCATAAAGTCGCTAATTTTGTTTATTTTACAACAAATTATGTCATATTTTGCAGTATGTGCATAAGGACATATGCTAAAATTGTTTAATTTTTGATGAGAGACCATTAATGAAGAAATCCAATTTCTTACTTTTTTCTTAATGGAACTCTCATCAACCATAAATCACCCTTTACCTTGTCCGCGATACTTCTTCCGAGCATTATTGCGAGAAGATGATGAATATTTGGTATTTTTACCATCTCCTTGTCGAGTCAACTTGGGATTGCCAGGTACATAAGAACCACTCTTGTATGCCATAATTAGTCTCCTATAATTTCAGTAGTAATATCAGAAGGGTCTGGAGTACCTGACTTATAAAACTCTTGTGCCAGGTCCTCCATAGTATCGAGGAATTGCTCCTCTGTTAAGTTCTGGTGAATTCTCCGTCCCTTACAGAGGATATTATACTTGGTCTGTGTAGGTCTGTCAACCATTCTCAGATAACTCTTGTTTTTTCGTGACCGACTCTGATACGAGGATCGCACCAAATCTCAAATCCCGCTTCTTTTGCATCGAGACAGAACGACACATCTTCTCCACACATATCTTGAACCTCACCAGATTCAAAGACTTGCATCTTGGGAGCGAACCATGGATACTTCATCTCAGGATGCTCAAAGACTCCGTTCTTAATCATAACCCAACCAAATCCAGTATAATCAACTGTGAATGGTTTCTTACGCTTGCTGATGCCTTCTACCATCTCATGATTCATGACTCCACCATTGCTGCGGAAGTCATCTTCTTCTAACCAATGAGCGACTGATGTGGTACGACCATCTTCAGTACAATACCATCCAGCGACGATTTCTTTTTCAGTACCATCTTCCGAAATAGCAAGGTCACAGAGTTGCCAGAATTTTTCAGTGTTGAAAACAATGTCAGAATCAATCCAGAGTTGATAGTCATATTGTAGACGACCATCCCAGGGAATTTGGTCCGGACCACGAAGAACATTTGCTCCGAGACACTTACAACGAGCAAAGTTCACCATGGATGAATAATCTTGAGAGATTTGAATCGCAATGCCACTCTGTACCATATCAAAGCACAGTTGTACAAAGTTCTTTAAAAAGGTAAAAGAGCACCCGCGCCCTGGAAGGCAGAACACAATACTCTTACCACGCATTCTTTCTTTAATTGCCGCATAGTCCCAGTCAGGTTCAACCGAGCTTGAATTTTGAGCGATTGGAGACTTTGCTTTTACAGTAAATCCTTTTGCCATAATTGAGTAGTTACTTCAGTCATATCATACACTATTATATAGTGGTTGTCAATGTGATGAGTTAAGGGATATTTCCTTATTCACACTAACTTTTTCAAAACTTATATCATTTTTTGATATTTCCTTGGTGTCCATAATGTCTAATAAATTTTGCATCATTAACCAAGTATTATCAAATTCATTCTCAGAAAGAGAATGATAAACACATCTATCTTTTATGTAAATGTGATAAACATAATGTGTATATGTATTACTCATATTTTCTCTCTGTAATGACAATTTCATTTCCTTCCAGAATAACCTTTACTTCTGTGTCTTCATACCATCCAAGTTCTGTCATCATCCACTCAGGAATTTTGACAAAATAATCTCCAGTAATCGGGTCAACCTCTACGACTGTGAAATTTTTTTTCGGATTTTTTTTCATCTCTCAATATTTTTTTATTTTTTTTATATATGACACAGTATCTATGTTTTTCTCAGACTCTCCATCTTTTGGAATAAATGGAAGTATCAGAGAGAAGATTAGAATCACTTGTAGGATTATAATAGTCTTTGCTGCCCTCCAGAAGAACCCTGGGTATCGTATCAACCATCCCGCGAAGACTGTTCTCCAAAAATTCCAATAAGGTGTGGGGGAGTTTTTCATATACGGGAAATTTTTTTCTTATGAGTGAAACAAAAAGGTCGCTTGGGTAACACTTTGTAGGTTAGGGAAGTTTGGGTTTTTTATATAGGGGGGGGCATCGGGACATTATGACGGTTCAGCGCCCGCAAAAATATAAAGAATTCAACGCCACATACTGCCATCACGAATAACCAATAAACCCTTATTCGTTCGTTGTTCGTTATAAGAAAGGGGGCATAAGACTGCCCCCACGAACTATCAGTAACCTGCCCACACTAGCAGTTCGCCAGCATCAACGGGTTCGCCAATCATCATACGATAATCGTTAAACAAATCCTCAAGAATACCGTGGGCGTTGGCGAACCTAACTGCCTGAATCCAAGTGATGCAACCGTTATCATCAGCGAGGTGGAAGATAGCGTCAGTCATGAGAATTGAGAGAGAGTTTGTATGAAGAATGAGAGTGAAAGTCAGGCAGGGAAGCTCATACGCTTCGCCTCAGGGTTACAGTAGTATTTGTGACCCTTACTCTGCCAACCTTCATAGTCGGTGGAGAGGTTGGCAATCTCAGCGGCACTGAGAGTAACGGGTTCGCCCTGATGCATAATCTGCCCGAACGATTTGGTTTTGTTTGCTGCCCACACGATGCGGCGGGTTTGAATGTCGCTTGCTTGAGAGTAGACAGACATTTGTATGAAGAATGAAGGGGAATAGATGGATCAGTCAACCAGTGCGATTCTCACACTGTTAGTATGACCATTTGGATCTTTATCTTCCTTGATGTAAACAATACCAAGATCAATCAGTGGTTGAATTGCTCGCATACGTTGCGACCAGTTGATAACTTCATTACCATTCTCAAGAGTGGAAAGAATCTCTTTTTGTGCTTTAGTGAATGCCATAACGAATGAAGGTGAATGAGGGGGAAAGTTGAGAGGGGGGAAACCCCCCAGAAAGTTACTGACCGACTGCCGAAACACGGGTAACAGTCAGTCGCTTCCACCCTTCGACGCGATAGTAACGCAGTTCCTCAATGATAGAGTTCACAACGTTGTTATGCTGACGGTCGAAACCTTTGGCAGTGGTAGGACGCTTGCGCTTGCGATACTCTACGGCAGTGGTTCCGTCAGCGCGGTCAAGCTCAATGCGATAGATGCAGGCGGTCATTTGACTCAGGGTCGGTGGGGGGAAGCGCCCCCCGTTCGCTTGAGGCTATTGTAGGGCCTGGGGAGCGCCCTGCCAGCGGTCAGTGGCCAGTTCCCCCGACTGGCACAGGGGGTTATGATCAGAAATCGTAAACGTCAGCGTTCATCTCAGCGCGATTGATTTTCGGATCATCATAACGAACACCGTCCGGAGTTTGGACAATTCCACACTCTGCCAGAAGCTCCAGAGTTTCTTCATAGCAGCAGCAATCTTGAATGAGGTTGTAAAGACCCTCATCATTCTGAAGCCAGAGAGCAACATTCCAGGTTTCATAGTTGGTCCAACCGTTGTAGGTCAGAGTTTCCAGCAGTTGAGCGTTGGTCATGAGATTAGGAGTGAGTTTGGTTAATGAAATGTGAGAGGGATTCAGTATTCAGTCAGTTCGGCGATTTCCTCAACCCTATCAGCAACGGCACGATCAAATGCTTTCACGGCACGGATACCAACGTTGATAGTGTTCCAACCCATTCCGATGATGATGGCAGCGACAATCAGGCGGACGGTGTGATGTGCTTTCATTTGGCGGTTGTTTGAACTGTGGCCAGTATAGGGCCCCTTAGGGGGCAGTGGAGAGGGGCTTGTGCCACCTCTCCGACTGTCACTCAGGCGTGACCGTCAGTGTAGGATCCCAGAATGACGCCATTGCGGCGAACCTCAGCATAGCCAAACTCTTCAGACAGGGAGAGGCAGAGGTCCCAAGCTTGCCACTCATCATGCACCGATTCGCCTTCATAGGGAGCGGAGGGAACGTGAACTTCGTAGCGCATCGCGTGTCGTTTGAACTGTGGCCAGTATAGGGCCCCCTGGGGGGCAGTGGGAGGGGGCTTGTGCCAGCCCCCTGACCGTCACATCAGGGCAAGTTTAGAACGATTCCGCCGCGTGTTGGAATCATTCATGACACGCAATCTATCATCAGATGCTTTCTTTACCTGAGCGTGCGTGTATCCTCTCAGAATAGCTCCTGCCAGAAGTGCTTTGCGAGAATCATGCAAAAATTCATCCTCAAACTTAAATTCAGGATCATTCTTTACTTCAGCGGGCACATCGTCAAAATCAAAATCAATGTCGAAGATTTCGCCCGACATGTCTGCAATTTCTTCCCACATGTGGTTTCCTTTGAACTGTGGCCAGTATAGGGGCCCCTGGGGGGCAGTGGGAGGGGGCTTGTGCCAGCCCCCTGACCGTCACATCAGATAGATACCCTCACGGGCGAACAGTTCGGGTTGATTCTGCTGCCAACCTGCCATCATTTCCTTAAGCTTAGTCTCAGTATAAAAGTTCAGAAAACTATACTCAAACTCAGGGGAATTGTAATGGATTTGCATCATCTTGCGGATGGAATCAATCAGACGCTGGCGCATAATGAGAAGGGGTAGGTTTGCGAAGGGTTTGGTTAACTCAGGCAGCGAGGATTGCAGATTCCATGCACACCTCACGAACGCTGCACCGAGTATAATCATATCCGTCCTCTTCAGTGAGAAACTCTTGATACTTTTCGGCAGCAGATTTGCAATCAAACAGGCGCAGGGAATTGAAGTCTTCAACATCATAAATCAAGGAACTCCAACCACCGATCACAGCGTAGACTTTCATTTGAGGCGTTTCGTTTGAACTGTGGCCAGTATAGGGCCCCCTAGGGGCCAGTGGGAGGCAGGGTGTGCCAGCCGTCCGATTGGCACACCCTGGGTTAGTGTCAGAAATTAACCCATTCTGCGGTGGGTTGACCATAGGAACCCTCAGCGGATTCGGTGACAGTTACCATCTCAGCAGGTTCCACATCACCAGTCAGAGTGTCAAGAATAGCCAGCAGTTGGTCGCCAGTGTTACCAGCACGCAGCATACCAAGCATCATATCACGGGTCATAATGAAAAAAGAAAGAATGAAGAATGAGTGGGAATGTGAATCAGTTTAATGTCATGATTCAGGACAATTGGTCACTTACGGTATGGTGAACTCATGTAGGAACGGAACACCGAAACCAGGATGATTCCAGTGGAGACGATACCAATCAAACCCAGAAAGGTTACGCCGTCGCCAGTGAAAGAATAGAACATCGAATCGGACATTTGGTTATCAGTAATCGTAGTTGGAATTGAGGTATTCGTTTACATTGAACTTGTCAGAATCCTCCTCAAGTTCGGGAATATCAAGGTCGAAGATTTCGCCTGGCATATCCTGAATCTCAGTCCAAAGTTCGTCAAACATTTGTGCCTCCGTTGGTGACTTTTACAATATAAGGGTTGAGAGGTGCCCCCGTAAAGGGGGGCTTGTGCCAGTGCCTCAGGCGGCACACTGGAAACGACCGTGATTGAAGTTAGCATAGCTAAACACCTCACGATTCACCAGTTTGAACATACCGAACTCATTGGTCATCACATAACCTTCGGAGTCGATTCGCTCATAGCCAGCATACGGGGAACCCAGGTAAGCTGCAGGACCATCGTTACGGCAAATGGACAGGCAATCATCCTTGATAGATTTCACCAGTGCCCACAGTCGGATGAGGTTAGGGTCACAATCAAAGTCGTCAGCGTTGATAACCTCAGCAGCACGAATGCAGGCATTGAGTTGTTTCTTGATTTGTGCTGCCTCTTTATCACTCACGAACTCTACGGCAGTCGCCATCTGGCGGGCGAACTTTACCACCTCCTCAACATCAGCGAAGGATTCTTGATTGTGGAGGATGTATGCGTTCGGTTTCACGAACTTGACGTGATCGGTATCATTCCAGATAGCACGGTCAGGCATCGCAACGGCATCACGAATGTCGCTCTCAGCATAATAGCAGGTATGCGGAGCGATGATGATAACCTGCCGCACAATCTCAGGGAACTGATAGGTTACGGTATTCGGTTTGTATTCGTTAGAACCACCGAAACCGATAAAGTCTCCCTGATAGATAGTCTCAGTGCGGGGAAGATACTTCAGGCAGGCACACAGAATCTCGATCAGATTTGCGTGAGTTGCCTCATCATACAGTGCCAACACATCAGACTCGCTATAGCAAATCTTGATTTTCTTTTTGTTGAACACACTCTTGGTTCCTACAAAGAATTGTCCATTTGCAGGATTGGTTCCCCAAACAATAGCAGGGGCACCATCGATCTTGACGGAGAGAATACCAGGATTGACAAACCAATCAAGAACGCTAAGATCCCCCGTGAGGATGCTATCTTCGGGATGTTCGATGTGCTTGTTTTGCATTTGGGTTGTTTTTCTCTCAACAAAGCCAGTATGGCATCAAATGGGGGGAACCACAAGGGGGCTTGTGCCAGCCCCCTGACTGTCACATCCTGGGGTCAGTTTCTGATGCAAACAGATTGTAGATTTTATCAATCACAGAATCGTAATCACTCACAGGATCATACTCATCATCTTCGCAAAACTCACGATTATTCGATACCAACGAATGAATCAAATCCCATTCTTCATTGGTGAAAAAATCCTTGACGATTTGCTTGTTTTCCATAATGAATTGCTCCGTTTTAGTGGTGAGATTCAGACTGCCTGAGCGACGCGAACGATGTTATAAAAGGAACGAACATCGTTTGCGGTTTCAATCACAAACGGGACGAACACTTCACGAACCCAGTTATAGAGTTTGATTGCAGTTTCTTTCACATAAAGCGCAGCGATTTGGCAACGCTCGGTGCAATCATACTCAACCCATTTGGTGCGGAGCACAGTATAGACTGCTGCCACGAATGCTGCAGCAACGACAACGAAACTCACGAATTGATTGTAGAGTTTCTGATAATCAACCTGGCGCAGATAGGCAACCAGAGCATCAGCGGGAGGGAAGGATTTGGAGGTTTCCATTGTGTCGTTTGTTTTGACTTTTACAGTATTGCAGAGAATGGGAAGGAACGCAAGGGGGCTTGTGCCAGCCCCCTGACTGTCACACTCAGTTGAGACGCATACCGCTGAAGAACGGAACATCGCCACCGTCAGAGACACTCAGACGCCACTCAAAGTTGCGTTGGAATACACACTCACCAGGGCAACCGTGAACACGCAGAATAGCATTCAGACGGGATTTGGTAGTCACAGACTGCCAACCACCATCGAAAATCTGAATCCAGCACTCGCCAACTTTGGCAATCAAGTTACCGTGAAGGAACACTTCGGCAACCTGAGCAGCACCATCCCAACAAACCTGAGTGTTACCAGAGCACCAATTCTTGGCGTTGCTGATAGCATCGTTCATTTCCCATTCGATTTTACGCATCGGGGGCATCCCTCAACAACAAAGGTAGTATGGCACGGATTGGGGGGCAGCACAAGGGGGCTTGTGCCACTTCCCCAACTGTCACAGATCTCTTGAGAGAACATACTTAACCATCTCAGTTCGATTGTTCTTATACTCAAGAATCAAATCAATAATCGGTTGAATCTCATCATCAGCACATTCTACGTCATCATCACCAATCACACATTTGAAAATTTCACCAATCTCATCTTCATCGGCAAAGATTTCATGGCGATTCTCATCAATAGTAATGAAATCATCAATTGCTTCTGAAGTCAGCTGAATCGGCACATCTTTACCAAGAAAACCAAAAGATGCAAGACGTTCTAGTGCTCCAACAACCCACAGAACTTTGATTTCCATAATGTTGAGTTCAGTCGCAAACATCAGTAATTCCTCAGGAACAAATGTAATGTAGAACAGAATGGGGGGAGAATCAACCCCCCTTGTGCCACTTAGTCAACTGTCACACCATCGAAAGTTTATACTTTGTGAGCAGCAAATCACGCACACACTCACGGTCGATACTGTCACCGAAGAACTTTTGCCCCTTAAGTTTCAGGATTTCGATATGAGTTTGCGTTGCCTCTTTCACCAGGGAGAGTGTGGCACCCATAGGATAGATGCCATCAGGACCATAGAAACTCAGAACGTAATCGTGGAATTCAGTCATCAGAATTGAAGTCATCAGAATTGAATAAAGGGATGGTCTAAACCGAGGGAGTCACATTCACACCATAGCATAGTCATTCAACCATTCACCAGGATTTTTGTAATTACGAATTTTCAGCATATCAAACCGTCTCACAGGTACAGTATAGAGAGCACCCGAAGTCATCCTAGCGAGAGCAACTCCACCAATTGGGGAAAGAATCAACACATCAAGGGATTTGCTGCCAGAACAATCAATGTTCACGAACAGAGGCAGGTTGAAAAGAATCCGTTTAATCATTGATGATTTTCTCAGGAACAAATGTAATGTAGAACAGAATGGAGGGGAAATCAACCCCCCTTATGCCACTTAGTCAACTGTCACACGATTGCGAATCCTGCGAACTTCATCATCGATAAACTCACCAATCTGTTCGTAAATGTAATCATTATTTCCAACTTCGTTCAGAACTTCTTCAGTATCCTCATCATTCAGATACTGCTCTACATCAAGATTGGGAAGTCCGTCATCATCATAACCACCATAATAGAAAACATCTTTCTTGGTGAATACAAACGATGCGCAGGGAGCATCTTCACCTTGCTCATCAATCATACGATTGATGCTGTCACGAAGTTCAGAAAGAGCGCGGAACATAATGAGTTTGTGACGACAAATGTAATGTAGAACAGAATGGGGGGGAGAATCAACCCCCCTTATGCCACTTAGTCAACTGGCACAGTGGGTTTCTGATAGTATGCGGAAACCACAAGATCATCCCAATCAGTAGGAAGAACTGCCAGACGATGATGGAGATGATTCATACCAGAAACCTGATAATCACTATCTTTCAGATCATCAAGAATGTGAGAAAGTTTCTTGATTTCTTGACGGGTTTGTGGTTTACGCAGTGCTGCTTTGCTGTAGTAATCTTTGCGGTAAGTGCGGGACATTTGCTTAACCTCAGCAACGAATGTAGTATGGCAGGAAAGGGCACGAAACACAATGGGGTATGTGCCAGTACCTAAAGTGGCACAAAGGCACCTTACAGGAGCACCTAGGTGCTGTAGAATGAATTTAACAATTCAATGAGAGCTGGGGTAGGCTTTATGATGAACTAGTTCGTCACTCATCCTGCAATAAAATATTAATTATAATATCTAGAAGGGGCCTTGACAAGTTATAAGAATATGAGTAGAATCAGGCTTGTCAAGGATGATAAGAATATAAAGCTCTTAATTAATTATAATACTAAAGCCAATCCACCTTCGGTGGATTATCCCGAAGGGATAGTATGAGTAAGTTATATAAAAGCACATCTAGATGGTGTGGGAAGGGGTGAGTGGGGTGAAGCACATATTCTTGCACATATGCATAAAAAAACAGGAGGGTCATCACTCCCTCCTGTATAGTTTCCCTAATCACCATCAACCTATATGACTACCACATAGAGGGTAACTTTTCTGACTAGATGAGGCAAACCCCTTCCTCATGTATCTAGATCTAGATGTAATGTAACTAGATCTAGATTAATGTATGATGCACACATCTAGTCGAGATTGTGTATGTGTGCGTCTCGACTAGATTTTATTCAGCACTTGCGGAAGTAGTAACCATTCTCCTCATCATAATCGTGACGAAGACTATACTCCCACGTAGCATCATAATCTACTTCAACCCACGAAGGAATTTCAGTACCTTCCATTTCCAGAGTGTGCTCTACAAACTCACGAACATCACGAAATTCACCATAATAGTAATCATCGAAATTGTCCAGTTGATTTACATCATAGAGACTGATGAAAGCATCAATTGCTCCCTGTTCATTGTCATCCAGAAGCGTCCAATACTCAGCAAAGTGTTCCAGGTTGTTGATACCGTGCTCTTGAATGAATTCATAAACTTCAGACTTACCAGCACGAGTATCATTTTCCATATCAATGATACTTTCAAGAACTTCGGAGAATTCTTCACCAAAGTAATCAACGAACTCAAGAACTTCTTCCAGTGCGTAACCATTCTCTACCAGTTCATCCACAATCATCACAGTGGAAGGTGCCAGAGTTTCTTTGTAGTTGTCGGTGAGAGTGATGCTCATTGGATTTCTCAGGAACAAATGTAATGTAGGACAGAATGGAGTGCCCCGCAAGGGGGCTTGTGACAGTTCTCAGACTGGCACTTCAGGAAGAATCATAACTTCCTTAGAATCCCAGATTTGCTGCAGAGCATCATCCAGCTCAGCAATCTTCTCATCGAAGGTTTCATCTTTGAGAATACTAGCACAACGAATCAGTTCAGAACGACGATCCATCAGTGCCATACGAACACAAGCACCGCTCAGAATAACTGCCATTGGATTTCTCAGGAACAAATGTAATGTAGCAGGTTCTGGGGGCATTGGAACCCCCTGTGTGCCAGTGCCTCAACTGTCCATTTTCACATGCTGCTCCAGAATACCATAAACATCATCAGAACCAATAAATGTACCATCTTTCTTATAGTAAGAAGTGCTACATTCAACACCAGAACGAGAATCAATGGTGGCAGAATTGATCTCCATGATGTTAGAAGTCATCACAGGCAGAAACTGGTCAATCAACCAATTCCACACTTCACCGTTGCTATTGAGTTCTTCAGTGTCACATTCAATCAGAAGTTTGCCGCCACTGATGCGAACATAATCAGCAAAGTCAAGATCAAGGTTATCATTAGAATCAAGACCATAAAACTCAAAGATAGAGTTTTCCTCTTGCACACAACGAACCGAAAGACCATCCAGATAGGATTGAAGATCAAAATTGTCAACAACTTCACACCTGGCAGTTGCAACGAAATGAGTGTAGGACATGGTGATTTCCTTTGGAAGAAATGTAATGTAGCAGGTTCTGGGGGGGTCCCACAACCCCCCCTTGTGACAGTTCTCAGAGTGTCACACAGGCACCTCTGCGGACTTGATTGTAACAGGGACCAAACAATCCACCATTAAATTGGTGAATTCCATAGTAATAC